CGCCTTCCACCAAGTCAGTGCCGGGGACAAACGCTTCGGCCAGAACCGTTTGCGTTGGCATTCCGATTTCGACCGTCCGCAGCTGTACCGCAATCGAATTGCTTCGAGAGCCGATCTTTGCGCACATCAGTCGGATGCCCGATAAGCACCACGATTGAGCCAGCGTGAACGTCTGTGCAAGCGGATCGTGACCGGTTCCACCTCCACCCCCTCGACCTTCACGGTTTGCAACAGGTGTCGCATTGTTCGCAGCAACATTCGTTACGTTGGTGACGTTCGTCACATTGTTGATAACGGTGTTGTTGACCACCGGCTGCGGCATCGTTTCGGTTGTCGTTTCAAGCGACGACGTCAGACGATATTCCTCGACCGTGATCGAGCCACGTCCGACATAGGTGCAACCCGCTTCGGTTCCGGCAGAACCTTGGAAGTAGATCGACTTCGATCCCGCCGGAATATTCGCCGGAGTGGTGAAGTGCCCTGTTATGACGCCATCTTCATCCGCAGGGCCAGACACCGTCGGGGTGACTTCAACACCATCGAACTCAACAACCAACAAGTTTTCATTCTCGATGAAGCCTTCCAGACGGAAATTGACGTCCCGCTGCCGGATAAATTCAGCATTGACTACGCGCTCGCTGACTTTCTCGACCCGTTGTTCAAGTGAGATACCGCTGATGAACTCACCTTCACCGGCTTCAAAAGCCTGCGTTTCAGGTGAAGTCCAAACGGTTTGTTTGTCGGTCCATACGTCTGTCGACGGTTCAACGCTTGCCCGGCCAGGCATCGGCGTAAACGTCTGATATGGATTGATCTTCATTGCCTTGCTTCGCCTTGGCTGGCGAATGACGGCAACTTCCGAAAATTCCAGATGACGAATACCGACAAAGGCCGGGAACTCATGCAGGCGGGCATAGATCGGCAGTGTCATCTTGCCACCGAATACCGCTGCCGTCTGCGCAATGCCCTGATCGCGCATCGCATCATTGCGAAGCGGATCAACGAAAAGGCCACGTTTCGCGCCAACTTCACGAGCGGACACGTCATTCTTAAGACGTTCCTGCGCGACGAGGTCGTAAACATCGAGGAGCATTGTGCGTATGTCCTGAATTTCGTCATACGGCACGTTGCGAACGCCGGTGTTTTCGACGAATGGCTTTTGCCCCCAATCGTTCGATACACGGGCAAGCTCGATCATGCTGTCCGATATAATCGGCGGGCGCGGGCGCGACACGGCAGACGTGCCCGTCACGTAGACCATTGTGCCGGTCGTATCCATGCAAACGGCATCAATGCGCGGGAGCTTGTAAGCGTAGTCGATCAGAACATTGGTATCCTTGGCGGCTCCGGTCACTTTGACGGTGTCGCGCGTGACCTCGTCGGGCTGGATATTTTCGTTGTACCGATACTTGACGGTATAGGTCGTACCGGGAGCGGGTTCCGCTCCGGAGGGCGACCAGTCGATTTGCCCCTGAGAAAGCAACCAGCTTGAAGGCGACTTGTAGACGTTATCACCCTGCTTGATTTCGAGGATCGCAGTCACCGAAGGGTGAGCGAGCGGATCAACAGCGCCGGAGAACGGCCCGTGCAGAACGCTTTCGGTGATTTCCTTTTCAACGGTGACACGCCGGACCTTATCGATTGGCGCTTTCGATACCTTGAAGGTCTGTGTTCCGCGGGTCGCCCCGGTAAACGGGTGCGGCTCCGCATCAACATTGCGCAGGTCCGGCTTTTCATCGACCTCGAAAGGCAAGGACTGGCGGCGGCTGATCCGCCGACCGTTGACATAGGCCGTTCCTTCGGAAACCGAAAAACCCTGTTTCCCGTTTGCCTTCGGTCCGAGTGCCGTAATCAGAAATCCATCAAAGACGAATGAGCCATTGCTCTCGCGCGAATAGCCTTCAATCGCTTTGTAGATTTCCGAGAAATCAACATTCGTCGACGTAGTGAGAATAACCCCGTCGCGCACCTGATAGACGGAAACGAGCGGCTTGGGATCGCCGTCCTGTGAGTGTCCCCACAGCACTGTGATCTCGACCCGGCTTGGCCCTTCTTCCATGTAAGCTTCTGTGCCGGGGATAGAGCCTTTCAAATCGACGTCGACAACGTCAGTTATCAGGAGTTCCGTGCTCCGGATGCCGATTGTCAGGTCGCCTTTGTTTGGAAGAACAAAGGTTGCATCCGGAACGTCGTGGACAATGCCTTCCATATAGATCGGGCAGGCTGGCAAGCGCACCCGGATATGGTCGTCGTCTACGCTCTCGACGACGGGGTCTTGACCGTCCATTACGCGACCATCTTGCAGGATGTAATCAAAGCCCCTGCGCATATGGTCGATGTTCATCGACTGCATTTCGTTCAAATCAGCGGATTGAAGATAGATACCCTTCTTATCTCTGCCGGTGTCCTGAAATGCTATCGCGTGACGGCGGAGCGAACGATCGAACCTGTCGCCGTAACCGGCGCGTTTAATGATGCTACTCATGAAATGAGTTCTCCAAGATGGATAATTTTGCTTGCCAACCCAACCCTTTAAGCAGACGGTTGAATTCAATCAGTCTGGTGGGGGCTTTTCGAATGTACGGACAGGAATTACTCGTCGCGGAGTTGATCGCGCTTCGCAGTTCGATTGCATCACTTGCGAGAGAAGTTCTCGCCAATCAGGGGTCAGACGCTTTCTTTATGGCGCAGCAGCGAGCGGAAAATTTTGCGGCCAACTCCAAGAATTCTCACGGCCTCTATCACCCAAAAATTCGGGAGCAGGCCACGAAGATTGTTGGCGATATTTTCAATCAGGCGGACAACGACTTATAAACACCAGTTCACATTGTCATGATGAAAGTGAACGTCTGTCCGATGGAGCCGTCGCGAACGATTGGCGAAAACCGATCAACTTCGATCATTCTTCCAATATCGACCACGTCGGCGACAGGGATGAACATTTTCCCGCCGGGGACACCTTCGGCCAGCTTGGTTCCGACATAGATGCCGGTTTCCCGAAGCGTGTTGTTGTTGGCGTCGTCCAGATCAAGCTGAAAGCGGAGGAACACAAAGCCGGTTGGATCGGTGCTCTGCGAATATTTCGCGCCATCCGCCATGACAATGTCGCCGTCCGGGTTTGGCACCACGAAATACTTGTCTCGCGTCCGCGTGACACCGACCGGGCTTTCGAGTTTGGAAAGTACCGACCATGCGGCATCTTGGGCGGCTTGTTCTTCTGGCGTCGAAGGTCGGGGCTGGTCGTCCCATGCTGGCAGACCTTCACCGACCGCGAGAAAGAGCGTCATATCGTAAAGCGCTTTCGCCAATGCGACGCGCCCGTCTTGGGTAAAGACAGCCATTATTCTGATCCTGTTTGGACACGCGGCACCGGAGCGCCGAAGGATTGATGAACAAACGGCGCATTCTGAAATGCGACCGTTGCGGGATTGCGATAATCGACGCGAACCGCAGCCAGTGACGCGAAGCGCGCTGAGAGCTGATTGATCGGAATGCCTGCCCGAACGGTTCGAACCGTTTCGACATTCTGAATAGCGTTGACTTCGACACGTCCGCCGGTGGGTACAACGACTTGTTTGCGATGATTGACGCGAATTGAAACAACAGGCCCGCCGGATTCCTTACGGGTCCCGGACCAAGTGTTGAGGCCCGCGTCACCGTTGAGCCGATGCTCATTAAGGCGAAACGCTCGCACGTCCCAACCGGCGGTCATTCTTGCGAATTCAGAGCGGAGCGGCTTAGAAGACATGACCAAGCGGGTCATGGGCCGGAGGAATTGAGTGTTCCGCGGTTCAAACGGCAGGTGAATTTGAAACCACCACCATTTGCGAGCAGTGGCCGGAAATTCCTCAATGTCCCCGTCGTGATTGATCCAACGTAAGGATTTGTGGATCGCCGCAGGCGTACCAATTATGCGCTGCCATTGAATGCCCTCGAGAATGACGTCGCGAAGGTTTGGAAGGTACTCGGCAACTTCGGAGAGGCCGTATTCAGAAACCAGATAGGGAACAACCCTGTCTATCGGGTGAAATTTAAACCCGCGCAATTCGACAATGCCGGGTGACAATTCCGGGGTCCGGTCAAGGGCCTCCGAAAGCGTTTTTTCCAGCACCGTCGCATTACTTGGAAGCAATGCGGTTCGGTCTGCCATTAGTAATCGCGCCCCATATAGTTGAGTTTGATTGCCCCAATAGCGATTGCAGTTCCCGGAGAGGCAACGACTGGATCTGTTGGCGAAACCATCTCAACTCGTTGAACGCCCGCGAAATGAAGCTTTGCTTCAATCCATGAAGGAACGAGATCAAAACCGATTGCGGTATCGGAATCCCATGATTTCCGGAGCGCTGCTTCCAGAGGCGATAGATCTATTAAAGGCGCAGAAGGAAGGAGCCAGACATTTGCCTCGATATCTGTTGTTGTCGTGACTGCGGCCTCGACGATTATTGTGTCGTTGAGGGTGCGAACGCGGTCGCTTGTGACAATGTCAGTTACCGCACCAAGCATAGCATTGTCGGGAATCCCACCATTTTCGCGGGAGAGAATAGCAATATGGATGATCGGCCAGAAATCCTCCCGGAAAGCCTTGGCGCTGCGAATGCGCACATCAGCCCGCCGCGCCGCCGCCTCATACCAGTAAGCGCCGCCGCCGGGCGATCTCCCTTTGATTTCAAGAACGATGCGATCCCTAAAAGGTTCGTCGCCCTCACCTTCGAGGCGATCAACATCATAAAAAGCGGCCAAATGATCCAGGTCAGCACCACCAGCGAAAGCCAATAGATTAGCCAGAGCGGCATCATTGATGCGCGCGCGGACAAGCATTTCCCGATATGCTTCGGCTTCTTCCGTAATCTGGATGGGATCGGTTTCCAGAAGCTCGACGTCATAGTCCGGTAATTCTGGGTGCTTTTCCCGTATTATCCGCCAAAGCTCCTTAAGCAGCGCTATGCGCTGAGAAAGGATCACTTCATAGTCAAGAGTTTCGATGACGTCCGGCTTCGGATAAGTCGTAAGATCGAACGCCATAGTTATTGCCTTTCAAAGAAAACCCGCGTTTGAGCATCTTCCGGTCTGGAAAAGTCGCCCAAATGTCCCCGCGGATAATAGATGCCGAAGATTTGCAGCGAGAGCTTGCCGGTTTCATCAGCTCTGCTGATCTTGCAACCGGTCACAGCGAAACGCGGTTCCCACTGTGCTATCGCCATCACGACAGCCGAGTAAACCGCGAGGATGACACGGTCGGTTAGGGGACGGTCGATCAAGTTCAGGACTTCCGAACCAAACTCCCGGCGCATCACGCGGGAGCCGATAGCCGTAGTCAATATGACTTCAATCGACTGCCGGACGTGTTCGAAGTTCGACAATGGCCGCCCGTCCACACGATTGACGCCGCTTGAAGACATTGGCGTCAGCCCTTAGCTTTTTGGAGTTCTTTGTCGTTCGGCTTCTCGACTGGTTTAGGCAAGTCCAGTTGATGCCCATAAGGGGGAAGAAACGGTCGCGCTGTAGTTTCAGGCATATCGACCTGTTTCGACGAAGCGTCACGCCAAGTGCCGCCGTAAAACCCGCTTTCTTTAACAATAACTTCCATCACGGTTTTCCTTTTTTAATCGCACGCCCATCGAGACGCGCCAGAAATCAACGTTGCGCCGCAGGCCGTTGCATCGCCATGACGAGCAATTGGCTCGCCTTCACATATGAATTTACCAGAGCCGCCAACAATCGGGTTTGATCCGTGTATCGGGCACGCATAGGTATCGCCGCGACGAGCAATCAAAGCTCCTTCGCATTCCCATTTTGCTGCCGATGTTGTGATTGAACCGCCGTGCGACCCGGCATCGCCTAACCGGGCTATAAGTGGCATTATCCTAGCGTTCCGCTGGACGCTCTAAAAGCGATGTTCGGCGCATCAATTGTCACCGTATCGTCGCCTATGAATAACCGGGCACTGCCCTTTACGATAACAGCCTCCGGGCCGTTGTGAGGTCGCGGATTTGCGTTGGAATGAGTGGAAAAGTCGATAATACCGTCGGTAAGGTCGCCGCTTTCTGAAACAACGTCGACCTGCTGTCCGACGGTAGGA